GATCCGCGACCTTCAGCAGTCTGTGGGAAAAAATAATCTTCGTTAATGCTTAAAGGGTTGTAGCTAGAATCGACTACAGTCTGCCCGCCCCCTGTTGTACTAGGAATACGGCGTTGATTTACTTCGTTTTTAACACGCTCAACAAAGCTCATTGCCAAATGACTGGGCATATTACCTACATCAATATAGAATACTCTACGCTCCGGAGCTCGTTGAACACGGTAGATAATAATAGCATCTTCAAGCAATTCTTTTTGCTTATAAACTTTAAAAATTGATTCTAAAAGACTATTTCCGAAAGGAAAGTTGTTGTCTAATCCTTCACTCATAGACAAGTGAATAACATGTTCTGCATCAATTGCCCATTGATTTTGATTTACACCAAATCTATTACCTGTATTTTGTGGGAATGATCCAGTCATGCCCCTTGCTCCACCTTGTCCGCCTGAATACGGTGTAGGATTAGTAGCGTTTTGTGCATTAGGATTAATCTGCGTAACAGTTAAATTTTGAAAATTAGGATTAATGTCTCTAATTACATACTGTTTCGGGTTTTTTACCCTCGTCTTTCGTTGACAATGATCTTGTCTACTTTTGATGGATCGACATAGAACCAAGCATTAGTTTCTGGATCTCTAATAAAGAAACAGTCGCCATATTTGAAAGCATTACGGACAATTTTAAAGATTCTTGTTTGGAACTTGTTCAAACGAGTCCACTGTTGTAGGTATCTTTTAATAATCTTAACTTCCGTAGGAGTTGCATTTTCTTTGAAAAAAACTTGAAAAGGTGTTGCATTTTCCTCGTTTAATTGAGTGCAAAATTCAGCAAGAATATCTAATGCAGCGTTAACTTCGCTGTCAGTATCCATAGTATCGTATTGGTTGTAGCGTTCTAAACGATTTGGATGCCCGGAATAGACATCGGGAAGGTATGAACTGTAATTAGTTCTACTTCCGGTAGGTTGCATAAGGGAGGAGCTACCTAACGGGCTTCTACTTCCTGATGAGTTTGCAACGGGTGTAAAATACTTACGCCACGACATTATGTAATCTCCTTGGTACTGCGATTGATTTGCTTGTTATTAACACTGATAAAATATCCTGTTTAAGCTCTAATAAATGCATTTGGATTAAGTCCGTTTAATGCATCAAGATTCCTACGATCAAATTCGGCAGATATTTTAACATGTTCTAACATTTCTGCTGTCTGTATATTTAACTTTACTAGCAACTCTGTAACATTTTCTAGCTGTTTACTTGATTCGATAACTGATTTACTTGCTTCAGTTTCTTGCACAGGTTTAATTTCGGTTTCGGTATTTTTCTTAATCAGATCTTTTAGAGGTTCCGGAACCTCTAACATCTTTGAAGCAGATTGTCCAATTCCCGACAATGCTTTAAGCAGTATATCTGGTAAATTTTCTTTAGTGGGATTCGAATTTCCTAGAGGTATAACTGCTTCTGTACCGTGCAATAATGCCAAATATCCTGTATCCGGACCTCTAGCAATTCCACCTTCGGACATTCCTGGAAGAACCTGAGAATAATCAAGTTGCTCTGATGGTGTAACTGGTGCAGTTTCGTTTTCCGCCACTTTAAGTCCATAAGCTCTTTGATTTGCTACATTGGCTTTAACTCTTTTCTTTTCATAATATTCGCCAATTCCAGTTCCGGCTATTTTATCAAAACCTTTCCACATAGCTTCACCGGCTCTATTAAGATTCGTCCATATTTTACCCGAAATACTCATGTTGGCCATAGTTGCTGCTTCTAATTTTGCTACCTGTTCTGGGGTGCTAACATCGATCACTGTACTATCTCTTTTAGCTTGTGCGGCTGCAACCGCTGCTTCTGCTTCAGCTAACCGTTTTTGTTTGGCGTCTTGTTCTGCCTGTAATCGTTGTCTAGCTGCTTCTACTGTTTCGCCTTCTTGTATTCCTGCACCTTTAGGTAACGGTGCACTGGCAGCTTTCATTGCCAGTGCGGCTGCTGCTTTAGCATCTGACACTTGCCGATTCGCAGCAATTTCTTTTTTTGCTTGATCAGCTTCTGCTTGACTTATTATCCCTACTGATTTTTTAATTTCTACCATTAAATCTTCAAAGAAAAATTTAATGTCGTTCACTATTTTATCACGACCTTCGCTAGTAAAAATATTAGAAACAAATTGATTAATCCAATTAGCAAATGTTTGAATACCTTTTTCGATGTCAGGTAAACTAGAATCTACTAAATCTGCAAAAGTATTTAAAAGCCCGCTCATAGCAGGAGTAATTGCTTTTAAAAGAGGAGATAAAGCCTCTTGTAAACTGGCACCTAACTTGTTTAGGTTGTTTTGCATCTCTGCTAATTTTGCTGCTTGTGATTTTTCTTGTTCTGATCGTTCTCGCGTTATTTCTGCTAAAAATTTTGCTTGACCTTCTGCAGAATCTAAATCTAATTCTCTTAATCTAGTCGAAGCCTTCATTCCGGCAGTTGCAGCAGTCGCTATTCCACCGGAACCTTCAATAAGTACAGCAGCTAATTGATTGCCTAGCATCTGCCCGTCTTTAGCAAGAGCTACAGTCGTTCCTAAAATAGTTTTGTTAAATTCTTCGGTACTAGTTGATGTGCTTCGAGCAGCATCGAGCATTCGTTGTGCTGCTGCGGTAGTATTGCCCATCATTCCTTGGAATTCTTGAGCGCCCCTTGTTAGAGGACCCTGTTTTCATTGCCATACCTCTAACAACATTACCAAAATCTTTTCCGCCTTGGGCAAGAGCTGCATTAAAACTAGCTACTAATCTTTCTTTTTCCCGAGGATCTGTTATGCTGCTTAAGAAGTTTTCCCAGGCAGCATTAGCAGATTCTTCTTCTAGGAGTTTCTGTTGTGCTTCGACACTCTTCCCTGTTAGTCTAGCTAACATATCTTGTTGCTTAATATACTCGCTAGCAGACTCAGCCATTGCTTTGGTATCTTTTATCTGGCTAGCACTTGCTCCTCCGCTAACTTTTAGATAACTCATTACTCCTTGATTCAGCTGCTCGAAACCAAAACCTAATGACATCAATTGTTCACCGAACGGAGAATTTTTAAGAGTTTGAGCAATTTTTACAAAGTTTCTTGCACCATCATCTGCGGTTACACCAAATTTAACAAGAGTTTCGGAATTAGATGCTATAAGACCAGTAAATTGATCTAACGACAAACCGAGACTAGTTGCGCTAAGTCGTAGTTCTGTTAATCCGCCAGCAAAATTAACTCCAGCATTGGTTAACTTTCTATAAGATTCTAATTCTTCCTCTTGTAACGCAATTACTTTTCCAATAATAGAGGCAAGCGTTCCTAATCCTAACGGTAAATCTTTAAACGCATTTGCGAAACCAGTAACGCTTGCCTGGCCGTTCATTAACTGTCCGGCTAGAGAAGTAAGATTGTCTGCTGTTTTTATAGCACTGCTAGTTAAACTTCCTACTACGCCGCCGATTACAGCAAAGGACTTGTTTAATCCTACCAGTCCTTTAGTTACAGATGAAGTAGCTTGACTATTAGAAGTTGCGGCGGCAGCTTGTTGTCTTACCGCAGCATTAGCGGCTTCGATATCTTTCGGATTCATTCCAGATTTAGCCGCTAACTTAAGGAGTTTATCCATCTCCTTTGTTGATTTTGTAGTGGCTAACAATAATGCCCGAAGGGTAGTTTCTGTTGCTGCGTTGTCTAAACTTACATCGTTATCGCCAATTCGACCGGTAACTTCTGCCATTGTTATTTTCCAGTATTCTATGCGTATATAAATAATACGCAGACTTTTATCATTCTATTTATCGGAGATCTACACCATGGTTCCACAGCAGCAAGCACAAGCCCCTAATCCTTTAGCAGGACTGATGCGTCAACCTAAGATTTATATTAGGTTACCTAGCAACGGACAATACTGGGAGCCTGGATCTATTGAGCTGTCAGAAACAGGTGAATACCCTGTTTATTCGATGACAGCTAGTGATGAACTTTTGTTAAAGATTCCCGATGCGCTTATGAATGGTCAAGCAGTAGTAGATGTAATACAACATTGTATGCCTAATATCAAAAATGCATGGAAATGTCCCAATATTGATATGGATATTATTTTAATAGCAATCCGCATTGCTACCTACGGCGAATTAATGACTTTACCGATTAGATTAAAAGATTTTGAGCAGGAATACCAAGTTGATTTAAGAACTGTAATTGATAACTTACAGAATCAAATCTCTTGGGACCCTGTAGTTCCAATTAACGAAAGTCTCACTATCTATGTAAAACCTGCTAGTTACAAACTGATGACAGAAAGTGCATTACAAGCATTTGAAACACAAAAAATCATGCAGTTAGTAAACGACGATTCGATACCGGAAGAGGCTAAACTTACTGCATTTAAAGAAAGTTTTGCAAAATTAAACGACCTTACAGTAGGTATTATCAATCAGACTGTTTATAAAGTCGAATCGTCCCAGGGATCAACAAGTAATCGAGAACACCTGCAGGAATTTATGTCTAATATTGATAAATCAGTTTTCGAAAAAGTCAAAGAACATATTGAGTTGTTGAGAGCCAATAACGATATCAAGCCTATGAAAGTTGCAGTCACTGAAGAAATGCGGGCCGCAGGAGTCACTGAAGATTTTCTAGAAATTCCATTACAGTTCGATCCGTCGACTTTTTTCGTTTAAGGCTTTTGTCCCTTAGTTTAGAAGAAATTCAAGAACTAAGCGAACGAATGGAAAAAGAGACAAAAGCCTTAAAGAATGAACTTTATAGAATTTGTTGGTTTATGCGCGGTAGCTTGTCAGTGACTGAAGCATTTGATCTTGCAACTGAAGACATTGAAATAATGAATGCTATTATCAAAGACAATTTGGAAACTACTAAAAAGAGTCAGATGCCGTTCTTTTAAAGATCAATTCCCAAATACTTGCTGTGTATGCGTCCTTCTGCCTGTAACAGCTTTTTAGCATCGTCTGCAGATATATAACGCTTTCCGCTAACTTGTTGAATACGATTCATTTTATCAGTTTGAGGATTTGGTTTGCTTAATGAACCTCCTGCAACAAACCATTCTTTTCCGGGTTCGCCTGTCCACTGTAATGAATTATCCCCCACTTTGACCATATCGCCTTTCTGTCTTTGACCTGGCTGACTAGCAGTTTTACCCACTTGAGCAACAGTGCCTTGAGGTTTGGCAGCAGGTGCCGGAGCATCTTGCGGAATTGTTTTACCTTGACGCTGTGCAGTCGGTGTATCGTAATTAACCGCAGGTTTTTCGGGGGTTGCTGCTTGCTGTGGTTCTGATAAATCCTTTATTAAAGCATCTTTTTCTGCTTTTGGTAAGTTTGCAGCAGCCTGCTTAATTTCTTCATAATCTAGATTTCCACCGCCAGGTGAAGGTTGTTTATAAGTGATTCCGCTAGGACGATCTGATGTAGAAGCGGGCTGAGTACCTTGCTGTTGATTTGTATTTTTTGAAATCGCACCTTTTACAGCACCAACTAGACCTTGGCCGTATCCGGATTTAACACCAGATGCAAAAGATTTTCCTGCTAGAACTAGCAACTTTTCCAGCTCCGGCTATTCCTTTAGCAGTTGCACCTACAACCTTCCCAGCACCTTGCGCAACATCTTTCCAGTTTAATTCATTTATCTGTTCTTCATTGAGAATTTCATTTAGGCGCATATAGGTGATTCCATTAATTTCTATTATTTATTATGAGTTTTAAGTGAACTGCGTTCACTTACTTCTTCGCTAACGCTCGAAGTAATTTAATTATTATTAAACAATAATATTATGCGAAGCAGTTAAATATCATCTAGATTAATCGTCCACACTTAGCCCGTTTCCGGGCTAAAAAAATAGAACATCATCTGAGTAGCACGATCCACTTAGCGTTAGAGCATTACAGAGGCGGTCATCCGGTACCTCGAGCTCCGTCTTTATATATGACGGCGGCCAACAAATATACGCTAACATACTTGCTGACGCAGGGTTTTTCTCCCTTCCTTTTGCCTTTTTAGTCTGTTCAAACAATCAAATCGCAGGTCTTACAAGCGATCTTCGTCCTGTTAAGGATAGTGATTGAGTGCTCATTACAGCGATGAGTCTTCTGTCCCCGTGCAGTTAAGCCGGTTATCATAGGCACACGATATTAACCTGTGCTAGTCTTTACTGTATTATGATGCCTAAATTAGCCTGAGAGTTTGCCGTTAATATGACTTTTGTGGACTCTTACCTGAATATGACCGTTATAATAATCATTGCTTTCGAGAACTTTTCTACTGAATTGTTCTCTTGCTTCAAAGTAAGAGCATTCTGCTTTAGATTTGCAATAGTGGAGGATTTCTCGAGTGAAGTTTTCGGAGCCTAGGGTTGCTACATCGTTTTTTAATTCATTTGAACTTGACCAATAGTCACGCCAGTCTGAATCAATTTTGCCTTTAATTTTCTTTCTTTTCTTTGTTGCCGTTTTTTAATTTTACAGTTTTATAAGTTGTTTTACTAAATTTTGTCGAGTTTTTTGCCTTATATATTTGCGGCCTGATATTGTGTTGGTTATCAAATAGATAAATCCAACACAATCTTCAGGGTAGTTCTGTTACTTCTTGTCCTTGATACTGCCAAGACTATTANTTTGCTGCTGCTTTTGCCTCTTTGCGAGCATTTTTNTCTGCGGTAATTTCATTACGNCGCTGTTTGACTAGTTTGGCAAGATCNGCTANTGCTTTGCGGGCACGGGTTCCNGCAGCAGAGTTACCTGCGGCGAACTTAGCATCTTCTGCTACAAACTGTGTAACTGCATCTGTAATTTGACTAGTTGTTGTACTCATTTTTTATTTTCCTTTTTTAATTCTCTTCGTTGTTTTCTTACATCAAGTACTTCGTGCCTGTACTTTCTTTGAATTCGCTAAAATTTCTTTTTTTAACTAAATCTACATGCTCTTCAAAATCTACACACGATAGTCGCAGTTTTTTAGCATTACGGTAATTCATTTTTTCTTTAAACCGTACATGCGAATTATGTAATTCCGCAAATCTATCAAGTAATTCTGTGTATAGTTTATTGTAATTGTTTAGCATTATGTGTCAACATATTCGGCATTATTTGAGTAAGAAGTAAATCCATTTTCCTTAATAACTTTAAGAACGGTGTTTACTCTACCAATTAATTCATCCTTGTGGCTAATCAAATAGACATTTTTATTTCTTTCTCGAGCCATTTTCTTCAGTACTGCTAATCCTGCTTCGACTCCCGCTGAATCCATCCCTGCATCAATCAACTCATCGATAAACAATAGGTTAATTTGTTGATATAGATTTTCCCAAACATCACGAAAAGCCCAAGATAGACTCAATATTAACCTATTGCGTTCTCCTCGGCTTAGGTTATCAAAATCAAGATCTTGACCTAATTGTGTAATCTCAACAGACAAATCATTTTGGAAAACAACAACATGGGGTAATCCCATTTTTCCAATGTAATAACTCAATCGTTTATTGAGATAACTTAAATTTTGATCAATAATTTTCTTGCGAACAAAGCTGTCTTTAATTAGTTAGTAGTTTCAACAAGAACTCTTGATGATCTTTGAGTTTGGTTAGTTCGTTGACAGTAGACCAATCAATTTGTTGAATGGCAGTTTTCTTCAATTCAATAACTTGTTCTTGATAAGGGTTAATCTCATCAAATTTTTCTGTGAGACTCTTTTCCAGAGAAGTTAAATTGTTTTTGTGCCCTAACGCTTCTGCTTCAGTTTCATAAAAAGTTTCAGGTCTCCGACCGAGATCACCGATATCGTTAATAGATTTGATAACAGATTTTAGATCTTTTTCAACTTTGTTCAAGTAAGTTAGACTTTCTTCAAGATCCTTTTGAGCCTTTGAAGTCATTTCTTCGTGTTTATGATCGTGTAGCTCCTGTTCACATGCAGGACATTTTTTATCAAGAAGATTCTCAATTTCTCGAGCATACTTGTTAACTGATTTGTCAGCCTGTATCTTAGCAGACTCAAGAGTGGCCTTTTGTTTGTTAAGTTCTTTTAGCTTGTTGGTTTTTTCTAACCAAGATTGAATTTCTTTATGTAATGCCAATTCCTTTTCAATGTCAACACTTTCTAGGTGTAGTATGGCCTTACCGAGTTTTTCAATATCGTCTTCTTTCTTACTTTCCCACGCTGAGCTTTTGATTTGTAGACTATCAATGCTTTTTTGAATATTTTCGTTTGCATTTTTAATACTTTCAATCTTGTATGTTTCGGCTTGAATAGAATCTTTACTTAATTTAATATCTGCTTTAAGTCGTTCAGCCTTTTCACTTAGCAAAGTAATGCCTAATAGCTGCTCGATTACTTCTCGCTGATCCGCAGCTTTCATACTAAGAAACGGTTCGCTATAAGTATTCAGTGCTACAAGATGTTTAAACATAGTATGACTCATGCCCAGAAGAGTCTCAATATGCTTTTGTGTTTCTCTACTATCGCCTTGAGAATCATCTTCATCTTCAGCTTTTTGTTCTTGATCGTTAATATACAGTTTAAGAACATTAGGCTTTCGGCCTCGCTCGATACGATAAGTTTGGCTGTTAGTTTCAAACTGAACAGTTACTAACATGTTCTTACCATTAGTTTTATTGATAAGATTTTCTTTTCGGATGTTAGTTAACGCTTGGCCGTAGAGAGCATAGCTTAGTGCGTTGATAATAGTGGTTTTTCCTGTACCGTTGCGGCTACCACTATCGTCTCCACCTAGGTCAATATTCTCACCTAGTACAAGAGTCAAGTGTTCTTTGTCAAAATCTACAGCTTGGGTTTGATTACCCACGCTCATAAAATTTTTGATAGTTATATTCTTTATGTTAAACATGGAGTCCGTTATAAATTTTCAGCAGGGTATTAGGATCGTAAGTGCCGGCGTCGATTGACAGTATCTGTTCTGAAACAATTTGATCAACACTTTCAAATTTGATTTCTCCGGTTTCGTCAATAATGTTGTCTAAATTATCTTTCTCGGCAATTAAACTGATTTCGCGAATATCATATTCGTTAATAAAAGTCTCCTTAATAAAATTTGATTCTTCAAAACTAATATCAATATCGATGTTGACTTTTAGATACATTTTACTCTTCATAAGAGAATCTTTTTCATCGATTAATCGACTAAGTTTAAGAGTTCTAAATTTAGGAGCGTCGTGCCAAACTTTAAATTCAGGTTTGCCTCCCCATTCCATAATCATCATTCCGCGATCGTCATCCCACGCATCGGCAAAATTGTGAGGAAACGCATTACCGATATACCAAATTTTGTCTCTGTTCTGACGCTTATGAAAATGTCCACTAAACACATATTCTTGATGAATAAAATGTTTAACTTGTAGCTCACCGTGGTCGGGCATTTGTACCATTGCATTCATATAAAATAATGGCAATTCGAAATGACCAAACATATACCGACTTTTAACTTGGCTAATCTCCCGCCATTCGTCGCCGACGAGCCAAGGTACTAGTGTCACATCATTAATAGTTGTAACCTGATCAACTACAGTGACACCGGGGATGTGGCGTCCGAATGCAGAACTATGAACAGTTCGTTTGTCTTTGTAGAATAGATCATGATTACCTGGAAACCAAAAAAATTGATCAAATGCTGCTCCTAATTTTTCTAAACTACGCAGACTNACATCTAAGGTAGTCAAATTAATTGAGTTNCGATTNTGATGCCANTCACCTAAAAAAATGCAGGTATCNCATTTTTCTTTTTTAGCNTCACTAATAAACCAATCTATAAAATCTTCGCAGTCCTGATTNTGGACTGCTGAGTTTGACTTAAGACCNACATGTAAATCTGTAAATGCTGCAACTTTNTTAAATAATGCCATTGTTTAGAGTCTCCTAAAGTAAGTATAGCAGACTCTACGAGTATAGATCAAGCCTCGTCCTCGTCGTCGATGTCCGGTTCTGCAGATTTNGGCATTCGAATATTTTTATANAGTTCNGCCTGTCTTGCNTTTTCTTCNGCATACTCGGTTTGATTTTGTCGAGTTGAACTAGGTGTAAGACCATGNGATTCTAGCATATCNTCTCGAATATTTTGCATNTTCTTTTCGATATTNAGCACACGAGTAAAACTGTTAGTAACTGCGGCAGTATAATATGCAAACGGATTTTCTGATTTTGATTCATCGAACTGCAAGCCAATTTGACTTAATTGTAAAATTGCTTGTCCTCGCATTTCTTCGTTGTAGGTATAACCTCTCCAGTTACTACGCTGCGCATACCGTTCACTGAGTTTAATAAACATCTTACCGAGTTCCTCAGTAATCCTTCCGTGATCTTTTGAAAAATGCCCTTTCTTAAGATCGCCCTTCCAGTGACTCTTTCCTACGCAAATTAGTTCATCGTTGTCATTAAATTTCCAATGTTGAAACGGTGGAAAATTAACTTTATCGTGGCTGTCTGCTGTAGTCTTCGTAGTCTTTTTACGACCCGGAGCNAATGGAATATGTTCAAAGGTCATTATTCTGAACACNAAATCTGTTTTTGGAATTGACTTATAATCTGGTGTTACATCGGCAAGTTTAATTTTTTTATCGCCGGCGTTTCTTGCATCGTTGAATGCTATAATTCCTAGTCTTTTGGCCCTATTGCGTTTTGCTTCGGCTACGGTTCTAATGTTTATTTTTTCTAAACTAGGTAAAATAATATCGTGTTGACTATATTCTGGCTTTAAAAAACTTGAAAAGCTGTTTTTGCTTTTGTGTATTTCTGCTAGTAAATCTCTATTATTAAGATATCGGACTTTTCGTCCAGTCGGTGATAATGATACAGCCATCTTAGGTGCGGCCTCCTTTTAAATAGTGTAGCATAAAAACAACACTTGTCAACCATTATCTGGTACTTTATTTAATCGGTAAATAGTACAAAGGAATCCATTATGGCTACATCTAACGAACTAATAGCTAAAAACGAGTCGTTAAAGGCACAATTTGAAACACTTAGAGCCCAACATCAGGAGTTAATAAGCAAGCGAGATGAGGCTTACTTTGCCGCCAAAGAAACAACTGATGCGGTAAAAAAAGCCCAACTTAGTGGAAATCTTGCCGAAGCACAACGGCTTGATGCTATTGCTCGAGAGCAACTTAAGGAAGTTGAAAACCTTCGTGCCCAGGCAGCTCCTGTATTAGAAAGAAGTCTCGAAATATCAAGGCAACAGTCGGAAGTATTGAGCCAGCTATCGTCAGTAAATGCACAAGAAGCTAATGCGGTACAGGCGGCTGATCCTGCATCCACTGTTAAAAATCCAGACGCCACAAATCCGTCTGCTACAAGTGAAGAGACTTTTAAAAAGTATGCAGATAATACACGAGTTCCTCAACCGTTACCGAAAGAAGAAGTTGACGATATTGGTCGGATTCCTACAGTTGATTTAACTTCTGGGCAAGGGGGAGACGAATATTCTAGCAACGGCAGTGTTAGTGATGATTCTCAAACAGGAGTTCGAACCGAAAATTACACTAGTAAATCTAGTTCTGTCACTTTATATTATCCCGACGGAAGTTCATCGAGCGAAAGTAGAATTTCGTCAAGCATAATATCTCAAGTTAACGGGACTAGGGCTCCTGCAAAGTCTGCACAATGGGCCGGTGCAAAAGATCTAAGAGCTATACTGAGAGTACCGTCAAGTTACCTAGTAGGACCGGCCGCAGGACCGGCTAGCATTTTGCGGGAACTTGGCGGAATACTTTTTCCTTATACACCGGAAATTGGATACGACACACAAGCTCAGTACGGATCTGTAAATCCTGTTCATAGCAATTATACTCAATATTACTACAAAAATAGTTCTGTCGGCCCAATTTCTGTTTCTGGAAAATTCACTGTACAAAATGAAAAAGAAGGCATGATATTGTTAGGAGTGCAGCACCTATTAAGGTCGTTTAACAAAGATGAGATTTGGTAGCGACAAGAATGCAGGAAGCCCTCCTCCTGTTTGCCGTTTAGATGCTTACGGTGATTATATGATCAATAATGTACCAGTAGTAGTTGCATCTTTTAAAGTAGAAATGCCTAATACCGTTGATTATATTTCTGTAAAAACAGAACCTTATAAAACTAGCCTTGTTCCTACTATGGCAACTATTAGTATGACATTGAATCCAATGTACAGTAGATCTGAAATGGCTAGATTCTCAGTTGACGGTTGGCTCAACGGCAATTTAAAAAATAGAGGTTACCTATAATGTATTCTAAAACTAGTCCGTAGTTTTTTAACAGAAGACAATGGGCAATATCTCGATCTGTTAACTTTAAGGGATATTCCTGCTGCATCCGACGATGTGCTTTTTACAGTTACTCAGCAGTATACTCATCGTCCGGATTTACTAGCATATGATCTGTACGGTGATGTAAACTTATGGTGGGTCTTTGCAGTTAGAAATAAAAATATAATTAAAGATCCTGTATATGATTTAGTAGCAGGACAAAAAATATATCTACCTAAAGTAGCAACCATTAATTCAGCCTTAGGAATTTAATTGTGGCAATTCAAAAACCATCTAAAACTAGTAACGCACCTGGGGAAAATGAAAACATTTTAAACAATTACAGGTCTGTAACTTATAATGTTACATTAGCTGCTCTTTCTCGCGAAGGTTTGAAGAATCCGGAAACATATCGTCAAGGCGGTTTAAAGTATATTATTGCTACTTCTAAAGGCAAGAACAATCGAGGGATTTCAACAAATATAACCGCACAACAACAATCGGCTCCTGTAAGGAAAACAGCAAATGCTAATTTTATCGGGTCCCCGTCACAAATATTTGATGACAGTAGTTCTATTACACGAGACGACGACGGAAACGAGCTTGTTGTAGACAGTGAAGGAAATACAAAACTTAATAAAACACCAGAGATACAAAATACGATTGCTGCATCTAAATCTACACCTCCAATAAATGCAAAATCTGTAGTAGAAGGGTTTAATAAAAAAAGCGGTGGTGCTCTTGATCTTTTTATTGACGGTATAGAAATTGATTCTTTAATGACACCGAATCCTAAAACAGGGCCTTCGATGTCAACTACATTAAAATTTGAAATTTACGAACCGTATAGTGCTAACGGATTTATTGAGGCGTTATTTGCTGCATCTTTAGCAGCAGGATGGCCGAACTATATTCTTGCTTGTTATTTGTTAAAAATTGACTTTTACGGTTATCCTGATAATATTAACAATCCTGTAGCTGAACCAGTATTAATTGATGCTACTAGATATATTCCTATTCGTATTGTCGGTTCTGAAATGGATATATCTGAGCAAGGTACTCGATATCGAGTGTCTGCAATCACTTATAACGAGATTGCATTTTCTACTCCAAACAGAATAAACACAGACATTTCAATGCAAGGCACTGATGTTTATGAAGTTTTAAAAAACTTTTTTACAAGTTTGAATAAAAGTATTCAAGAATCTCTAGCTAAAGAGACCGCCGGTCGAACAACTAGTTTTAACGAATACGAAATTTATTTTCCAAAAATCCCAGAATCGGGAAAAAGTATTAATTTAGATCCTGCAGAAAAAAATGTAATAGCACTAGCCAAAATGCCCGATCTGCTGAAAGAAAATGCAGTGTTTAAAATGGTCGATCAAGGAACAGCTAATGGAGGAAAGCCTCCTTCGTTAAACCCAGGAGATGATGATGAGTTAGGTTTAGCTAACCCTAACAATCCGTCTGCCCCGGGAGTACAAACTGTGTATACACCCGGCGGTAAATCTTATAGATTAATTCCTCGGGCACACGGGATACAGTTTAATAAAGGTTCAAACATACATCAAATTATTGAATCTGTAATTGTTGATAGTATGTACTTAAAAAATATTTTAGAAAATATCGAGGCAGCAAAAAAGAGTAATGACGGAATGATTGATTACTTTCAGGTAATGATCCATACCGAACCAAAAGGGACAGACCCTACAACTAACGAAGAAAAATTTAAGTTCAAATACATTGTTTGCCCTTATAGAATTCATTATTCGATGCTTCCAGATCAACAAAATACTCTATATAGAGCAGATTCTTTTAAGTCATATGTTAAGCGAACTTATAATTACATCTATACAGGTAAAAATATTGATGTTTTAGGATTTAAATTAAATTTTAATAATTTATATTTTCAGGCTTCTATTCCTAAACAGGCAAATAGCGATAAGGCCGGAACTTCGAATGCTGCAACCGCATCCGAAACTGACGAAATAAAAAGACAAAAAGGACAAGCTGCCGGTGCACAAAATTCTCCGATTCCTGTACCTCCTACTATTTCTGATGCATTTGCCGGATCGACTAACGGTCGTGCAACACCCTTAAAGGCAGACCCTTATTATCAAATTGCTTATCAAGTGAATCAGGCATTATTAGAAAGCGTTAACATGATAACAGGTGACCTTGATATAATCGGAGATCCTTTCTTTTTATCAACATACGGGATGGGCAATTATCTTCCTAAAACTAAGGACAATGGAATCACATTAACAGGAGAATCTAACTTTAATACTGGTCCGGTAGTTGTGAGAATTAATTTTAGAAATCCGATCGATATTGATGAAACAACAGGATTGGCAAAATTTTCGGAGTTAACTCCTTTTAGCGGAGTATATAGAATCATTCAGTGCCGACATGTATTTCGAGACGGCCTATTTAAACAAACACTGAGATTGTTAAGGTACAACGGTCAAATCTTAGAAGATGATAATAGAAAACCGACAACAGCAATTGAAACAGTCAAGACTTCAAAATCTGTAGATCAGTTTGTTAAAGATTCTGCAATTGCAGATGTTTTAAAACAAGGCATTAAACCTAATGAAATACAACTTGCAAATTTAATTAATAAAGGATTACCTACCAACGGTCTTCCTGGAGGCCTTTCTAATCTTTTAGGTTCAGCTAATTCTGCTGCACAAGCTACCTTTAAAACTGTAAGCGGAGTAGTAGGTCAAGGAACCAATATTATCAATCAAGCTTCACAACTAGGAATTCCTGTTGGATCTTCCCTGGCAGGAGTTAATGTTTTAAACAACGGTATTAGATTAGGGTCAGATGCTTTAGCAAGACTAAACGGAGCAGCACTAAGTTCTGCAGCACTATTAACACAAGCTGCAAATTCTGCTAAAAACATAATTCCAGGATCGTCTGACAAATTATTAGTTGAAGGAACATCTGCCGACCTAACTACTCAATCGACAGATCAAGCATCTGCTTTTTCTCAGTTAGGCGAATCTTTATCTCAGACTGGAGTAGCACTTGCAAATTCTGCAAAATCGTTAGTGGTTAATCAGATTGAACAAGTTAAGGCTATCGGTCAAAATGCTGCATCATTAGTAAGTGGTGTAGGAGATAAAGTTGCAAATTTAACATCAGCATTAAAAAGCGGAGCAGCAGGAGATATAAAACTAACAAACTTAGCAGGGCTTACACCCGCCGCCCTTGCAGCAAAATTGGGAATCGATCCAAGTCAACTTTCCGGACTTACTGGAGCGTTAGATGGTAAAGCATTAGCAGAACTTGACAAAGTAATTGGATCCATTCCTACTAATGTTGATTTAACCACAATCAAGGAGCAGGGTGTAGTATTAGCTAATCTTACAGCAGATAAGATTAAAAATCTTCCTGCCGCAATTCAACAAGTTGTTTCTCCGACTGCCGATCGAGGTGGGCAAACTATGGGATCTTCATTGACCCCTGATCAGCGAGCTGCTGTTATAGCCGATGCTACGGAAAAAGGAATCCCAATCGATTCAGCATTGCGTAGTGCTGCTGCATTTGGTTTCGACTCGTCGTCTTTATCTGAAACTGCTAAGAAAATAATGACTGCTGACAATCCTCAGGCTCTTGCAGGAGGGCTTGCTCAACTAGCTAAATCTGGACTTGCTGCTGTTGATGCTACCGCAGGTAAATTGTTAGCGATTAAAGGTCAACTTAATAAGTTATATCCTCTAGGTCAAGGAGGATCTTTTGAAAATACATTAGGTAGTGTTCAGCAAGCACTGGGTGGAGCAGGATCAGGTGTAACACAGTTAGCTAATTTAGACAAGAGTGTAACTAGCCAGTTTGGAAGTATAGCAGCCTCTCAATCCACACCTTTAGACAAGTTAATGAACTCACCAGTAAATAATGAAAATGATCCTACTGTTCCTGTGTTTGGCGGTAGGGTAGTAAGATACAATATTAATGAAATACAGCAAGAAGCTAAAATTGCAGCATTTAATAAAGCATTGTCGGAAGGAAAATCCGAAAGAGAAGCAGATTCTATTGCCAATGTTGCAGGAAACTTAGCAGGTGCTGAAGCTCTTTCAAGGGTACAAGTTTAATTAGAAGAACATATGCCGATATTATCAAGAACTAATCGAGTGTTATCTCATCCCGGACCGTGGATAGGTGTTGTGACTAATCACCTTGATCCTTCTTATATGGGCAGTTTGGAAGTTGTTTTACTTAAAGCTACTACCGGTGAATTTGATCTTCAAAACGAAACTGTTATTGTAAAATATGTTAGCCCTTTTTACGGAGTAACTTCTGTAAATTTTGAAGGTACTAATTCTGCTGAATTTAATGATGTACAAAAAAGCTACGGTATGTGGTTTGTTCCTCCTGATATAGGAACACAAGTAATGTGTATCTTTATCGACGGAGATCTCAATAACGGTTATTGGTTTGGTTGTGTTGCCGATACTTTTCAGAATCATATGGTACCTGGTATTGCGGCAAGCCAGTATTCTGCAATGACCGCAGAACAAGAAAGATATTACGGCACTAGATATGTACCAGTTGCTGAATTTCTAAAGAAAGGTCGAAAAGTTGACGATCCAAGACCAGATACATTTACTAAGCCTGTCCACCCTTTTGCTGAAAGGCTTTTAACACAAGGCTTATTAACAGACACTATACGGGGTGTTACATCGAGCTCGGCAAGAAGGGAAGTTCCTAGTTCAGTGTTTGGTATTTCTACCCCCGGCCCTCTTGATCCTAATGGAAAGAAAGGATATGTAGGATACGAAAGAAAAGTAGTTACTCCTGTTAGTAGATTAGGTGGCAGCACCTTTGTAATGGATGACGGCGACGAAAGCGGTCAGAATGAATTAGTTCGTATTCGTACAAGGACCGGACATCAAATCTTATTACATAATAGCCAAGATTTAATTTATATTGCTAACAGCAAGGGTACCGCCTGGATAGAAATGACCAGTAACGGCAAACTAGACATTTATGACTCAAGATAGTGTTAGCATTCATACAGAAAATGATTTTAATTTCCTTGCTGATCGAGATATAAATCTTGAAGCTAAAAGAAATATCAATATTAAATCTGGAAAAAATTACGAAACACACGCAGTTGGACATTATTATTTGACGATCGATGACAAGTTAAAAATGTCAGTTAGGGCTACTTACGAAAAAACAGTCGGAGATAGCATAAAAATTACAGCAGGCAACAATTACAATTTGGGAGTTTCTCAAAATTTTGCAGTTGTTTCTGGTGCTGATGCAAGTATCGGATCAGAGACCAGTCTTAATTTAGGAACTGCTGGTAATCTTAATCTAGGTGCTAACGGTAATTTAATTGCATCTGGTGAGGTAATTCATCTCAACGGCCCTGCCGCAGCAGCACCCGGCGCAGTCGAAGCACCGGAGTTACCACCGCCGATGCCGGTATTTACTCTGCCTAATCGTCGTGCAGATGCCGGATGGTCTGATGGAAAGTTTTATAAAGCACAGAATATTACTAGCATTATGCAGCGTGCTCCTACTCACGAGCCGTGGGATCAACACGAAAACATTAATCCTGTACAATTTAGCCCCACAGGAACAGATACAACTCGATACGATAGATCAGGATCGGGGGAACCGCCTCCTTCAACTCCGCCGGGAACCGAGCCAGGTGCTCCGCCTCAAGCTAGTACACCCGATGTTGTTCCTGGTACTTGTGATGCTACATATGCTAAAGATATTAATCTTGCTAAGTCTAAGCAAGGTATTGAAGCAATTAAATCTGCTTGCAAAAAATTAGGGATAACCAGTCCTTATGCTGTTGCATCATTGTTGGGTATTGCGGGCGGTGAAACTCTATGGCAAGTAGTTGAAGAAAACTTTAACTATCGTGCAGATCGTTTGTTAGAAGTATTTCCTAGCGTGTTCAAAGGCGATAAAGCATTGGCTAAAAAATATGAAGGTAATCCAAATAACAGTTTACCGGAGTTTTTGTATGGAGCTGATACTCCTAAAGGTAAGGGATTAGGTAATAAATTACCCGGTGACGGTGCAAAGTTTATAGGTCGAGGATATATCGGTATTACAGGTCGTTGGGGTTACGAAAGATGGAGTAAAGTATTATATCAAAAAGGGTATCTAAGTTCTCCAACGGCACTAGTAGATAATCCTCAATTGCTAAATGATCCGGAAATGGCCGCCGCAGTTAGTGTGGTATTTTTACTAGATAGATGTAAAGCAGATCCTAATAGTCCGGGATATTTTGAATCGGCGTGTTCGGCAGTTGGTTATAATGTTGCAAACATTAAGGCTAGAAAGACAGGGTATTATCAATGTTTCCTTGCACAGTTAGCAAGTCAACCGCCTGAGCCCAAGGCAGATGACGGTAAAACAATTTCTGAGTCTACAGGTGATTTGGAAGAATAAAGCAAATAAATAGAGTTATGGCATATAAAAATATCGTACTTACAGCTCCTAAATCGGAAAAATTTTACCACTCGTAAAACAAGTCAGTTTTACAGGGGCTTTAGTACGGTGGATAATTCTACAACAAATGTTAAACTCTACGATTACGAGTTAGTTAAACTAAGATTTATTAAATCAGTTTAATGCTCGTAAAGGAGAGCGTGTAATGGATCCTGAATTCGGATCTATTATATGGGATTTGATTTACGAACCTTTAACACCGGATGTTAAGCAACAAATTTCTGCAGACATTGACAGAATTCTCGCATCTGATCCTAGGATCACTCCTACGCTAGTTAACATTATTCAACAAGATTACGGTTTTTATCTAGAAATTACGCTTGTTTATACTGGTACAGACTATAGCGACGGCATGATTTTAAATTTTGATAAAAGAGTCGGGCTAGCGGTTTAATAAACTACATAGATTATTTTTGCCATAAATACCTGATAACCAGGTTAACGATCTATGATACCTTCAACAAATTCTAAACTATTAGTCGCTGAAGATTGGAAAAAAGTATACCAATCTTTTAAAGATTCTGATTTTAAGTCATACGATTTTGAAACTCTTCGAAGGGTGATGATTTCCTATCTAAGAGAAAAATATCCTGAAGATTTTAACGACTATGTTGAATCTAGCGAATATATTGCACTAGTTGATCTTATTGCATACCTGGGTCAAAATTTAAGTTTTCGTGTTGATCTTAATGCACGAGAAAACTTTTTAGAAACGGCACAGCGTCGCGATAGTGTATTNCGNCTTGCACAACTAATAAACTATAATCCCAAGCGAAATGTTCCTGCTAACGGNCTTTTNAAATTAACATCTATTTCAACAACNGATAGTGTTTTTGATGCAAACGGTACTAATTTAGCAAATGCGGTTATCAGTTGGAATGATGTAGGAAACCTTAATTGGTACCAGCAGTTTGTTACTATCCTTAATAGTGCTATGCCGGGTAATGTTTCATTTGGCAGACCACAAGATCGAAAAGTAATTAACGGTGTTCCTACAGAGCAGTATGCTATTAATTCTGCTAACTCAGATATTCCTGTGTTTACCTTTACAAAAACAATAGGTGGTATTTCGATGCCTTTTGAAATTGTAGGATGTCAGTTTACAGGTAAAGAATACATTTATGAGGCAACACCAAAGCCCGGTAATCAATTTAATTTTGTATTTCAAAATGATGCTAAAGGCAGTGCTAGTCCGAATACTGGGTTTTTTGTTCACTTCCGTCAGGGAACAATTAATGTAACTGGCTTCAATAATGACAACCCAGTACCTAATGAAGTAATTGGTGTTGATGTTTCCGACATTAACAATTCTGATGTATGGTTATGGCAATTAGACAACAACGGAAATTAT